AGTAGGATTGCAGCACTCTGGTCAGCCTACCTCGGGATCGAGCTCAGCGCTTCTGATATTGCTGCGTGTATGGTGTTAATGAAGGTGTCTCGCACTAAGGGCGCAAAGCACTCAGATAATTGGGTCGACATCTGTGGATATGCTGCGCTTGGCGGCGAGATGGAGGAGGACTGATGGGTAAGGTTGGTAAAACTAAGCTGCAGATGCTGACGGACGTTGGCGAGGAAGAGATACTCGGCATGATTTCTAACGGTAAGAATCCGTCGGACGTCATCAAGCACTTCAATGTAGGATGGAATATCTTCTACAAATGGGTGAACGATGAGGAGGGTCGCGCCGCTCGATACAAGCAGGCGCGTGACGTTGCTGGCCACAAGTATGCGTCGAAGGCTGAGGAAGTCGCTGAAGCTATTCACTTGCAGGAGGCGAGCGTCAACTCAGCGCGCTTGGCAGTGGATACTTACAAGTGGCTGGCAGCGAAGGCTAACGACACATATGACACGAGGCAGTCTAACGTGGCCGTGAATGTCAGTGTGACAGACTTGCACGCGCAAGCCGCTAAGCTGATGGCGTCGATAGGTGGCGACGTAATTGACGCTGAGGTGGTTCCCGATGAGGTGGAAGACGATGAGGAGTAAGGCGCGTTTCGACGCATCGCCGGAGCGAAGTGCGCGCGGGCGCGCGTGCCTGACGCCGCCGAGTTTGGCAAGCATTTACGTCAATTCGCGGCAAACTGGACTTATGATTCACAAAAGCCCTTATTTATATGAAAAAGTTACTTTACATAATACACATTATCGGCCTCAAGCCGCTTTTTAGTGCCAAAATCTGGCGCGAGCCCCCCCTCTCGCAGAAATCGGCGGGCGTAAATGAAGACGTCCCCTTGACGCCTCCACTTAAAAAAAATCCTAAGTTTTCACACACAGGAGTGGTAACAATATGACAGCCCAAGATAACCCGTTTCTCAAGTTAATGCGCCGCTACCATAGCGACCCTGTCGCGTTCGCCCGCGAGGTGATCGACATCGAGCCTGACGAGTGGCAGGTTGAGCTTCTCGACGCGATTGCGGCTCCTGCCATCCGCCGCGTGTCGGTTAGATCCGGCCACGGTGTAGGTAAGTCGACCGGCGTTGCCATGGCTGCTATTTGGCATGTGTTGATGAGATACCCGAGTAAGACGGTTGTCACGGCGCCTACCAGCTCGCAGCTTTTTGACGCGTGTTTTGCTGAAATGAAGAAAGTGGCCAAGGCCCTCAAGCCGCCCTTCAATGACTTGCTGGATATTAAGTCTGACCGCATTGAGCTCCGCAGTAGTCCTGAGAGCACGTTTATATCGTGTCGTACGTCTCGCAGCGAGACGCCCGAGGCTTTGGCGGGTGTCCACAGCGAGAACGTGCTTCTATTGGCTGACGAGGCCAGCGGTATCCCTGAGGCGGTGTTTGAGGCTGCGTCTGGATCGATGTCTGGTGAGCACGCCACTACTGTTTTGACTGGCAACCCCACGCGTAATACGGGGTTCTTTTATGAAACTCACACGCGACTGCGTGACGACTGGCATACGATGCACGTCAGCTGCGTGGATAGCCCGCGTGTTGCGGACGACTTTGTTGAGGATATGAAGCGCCGATACGGTGAAGACAGTCCCGCGTATCACGTGCGTGTGCTTGGAAACTTTCCTCCTTCTGAGGAAGATACGGTCATACCGGTGGCGCTTATCGAGCACGCCATGGCCAATCGGATTAAGGTTCACGAGGATACGACGTCCATTTGGGGTTTAGATGTGGCCCGACAGGGCGCTGACAGCTCGGTTTTGTGCAAGCGTCAGGGTCCGGTGGTGCATCCACTCACTGTGTGGCGTAACTTGGATCTGATGCAGCTCACGGGCGCCGTGAAAGCGGATTACGACATCACGCCGCCATCCAAGCGCCCCTCTGAGATTATTGTGGATAGTAACGGCTTTGGTGCGGGTGTCCTCGATCGACTGCGTGAGCTAGGCTTACCGGCTCGTGGTCTGAACGTATCCGAGCGCGCCATGGCTAAAGGCACTTACTTAAATATGCGCGCTGAGCTGTGGTTTAAGTGCAAGCAGTGGCTCGAGGGTATGGATGTGTCTCTACCTCAGGATGACGGGCTATATGCTGAACTTGCAGCTCCACGTTACATGTTCACGTCGTCGGGTAAGATGCAGGTTGAGAGCAAGGAGGCCATGAAGAAGCGCGGCGTCAAGTCTCCTGACAAGGCGGACGCTCTTTGCTTAGCACTTGCCGGTGACTTCACGACAATGGCTTACGGTACGTCTGCGAGCTCTGGGTGGCGGACGCCGCTAAAACGCGGCATCCGCGGAGTTGTTTAGGTAGTAGACGCTGGCTTTGGCGTGAGGGCGGGTAGCGCTGGCCGCTTTGCGTCCCGTGCCTGCCTACGCTCAAATGTCAGCATCGCTGCGCCGTATGCGGTCTCCCAGCGCTCATACTTGTCAGTAATGCCCTCAAGTTTCTTCTTTAACTCGCGCATGACGCTTTTATCGTTAATTTCCTGCTTTCGGTACTCTGCGCGTTGCGCAGCTTTAATCCGCTTGAGGTAAGACTTCCGGCGGATGACCTTTCTGTTGTCTGTATCCTTAGGCGACTGGCTTTCATTTTTCAGAGCTGAGACGCTGTAGCCTCTATTGTGCAGGATAGAAAAAACTTCTTGCTCTGTAATGCTATGCATAATCGCCAGTTGAGTAACTGTAACGCCGCTTTTGAATGCTAATTTAGCTACTTCGATAAATCTTTCTTCTGATAGCGTCACTCGCTCATCTCCTCTGCCAATTGGTCTACTACGTAAGCCGCAATAATTTCCGCTAAGCTTTCACACCCGATTTCCAATGCTGTCTCAGTCAAGTGCTTGTGCTGATCGCGTGATAGCCGACTTATCACATGAGAAATCGTACCGCGACGGATATAGCTGCCTCTCCGATCATCATAGGCTTGCGTGTATACTGGGCGTGGTATCCTGCCGTTCTGTCGGCCGCGGTAGATGATACCGGTTACAACATTTTTACGTAAACCGGTAATCTCTGAAATCTCCCCCGTCTGCTTGCCCTCAAGAAATAAATTTTCAACCCACACTGTGTGTTCTTTTCTGTTTGCTGGCATACGCCTCTCCCTCAAAAATCTGGTTCGCCGTCCACGATGTGCGGCATGTTGTAATCTGCGTTAAAGACGCGTTTTCCCGCCATGTTTTGGTGCAAGTCTTCGGCGTCTATTTCGTCGAGCTCGCTGGCGGGTAGTACGCCAAGCTCGCGGAGCTCGCTGTCAATATCGAACGGTAGTTTCTTACTGGTCATTTTTTCTACCTGTTTTGTCCGAAATGTCGTGGCCGTGCAGTTTCATATGCATGAGCTTTATGCAGTACGCGGCGATCGGGTTTACCGGCCGGTCTCCACTTTCCCAGCGTCGTATGGTGCGGCCTCCGTTGCCGCCCATGCTCCATTCCTGCGATAGGCCGTGCTGACTATATCGCATGCTTTCGCGCGTTTTCTTAAAATCCTTAGGTGTCATTGGTGTGCCTCCTCATATTCGACAGCAGCTTCTGCCGCCATTCTGCAAATATTAACTGACTTAAAAGTCATGCCCACCGCAATGCTTTCCGCAATTTTTATGCAGTCTTCTGCCTGCTCGTCTGTCTCCGCTTGAATTGCCAACTTCAGTGCCAGCGTCAAAGCTGCTTCTGGTGTTTCGATGTTAGGTGTCATACCTACCCCCTGTGGTTGGCGGGGCCGAAGCCCCGCGTTGTGTTAGTTTGTGCGAGTTAGGCGGACGTCTCCGTCTGGACCATGGCTCATTTGAAAGCGTATCGGACGGTCAAAATTCATAATTTCATACTCTAACTCGCGCAAATTGGCGCAAAAGTTGTCGTAAGCGAAGAGGTCTGAGCCGTCTGGCTTGCAGAGCCAATACCCGCCGCCAGAGTATGAGGGCTTTCGAGTGTCGATGCCCTTGCTTTGTGCTAAGGCTTTGAGTTTTTGATATTTAGTCATTTTATGTCTCCTAATTGGCGGACTTCATTGCCCTATACACATAGGTATAGGGCATCTGGCCCTAATCATCAAGGCTAAAAACGCTACATAGACAATTATTTTTAAGTAAAGTATAATTCTCGTGCGGTGCTCCCTCAAACCCACCGTAAAACCCCGCCGCGCCCACACCTCCCTTTGAAGATAGCGGCGGGGTTTCTTTTAATGTATTTCATGGTATTATGTTGAAAGTGACACAGAGGGCTCGCATGCCGGATACAGATTTTAGAAAAGCTATGCGCGAAAGTGAGAGCAGTGGTAACGCGGGTATCCTTACCGATATCGGTGGGGGGCGTACTGTCGCCGGTGCATATCAGTTCTCCAAGCCTCGCTTGACCGAATACAAGGCTGAGACCGGCGAAGACTTTACGCAGAAGCAATTCCTCGAGGATGAGGGGCTGCAAGACCGCGTGATGAGCTGGCACGAGCAGGACATCATAAATTACGCTCTGGACAACGCCTTGGATCAGTACTTGGGGCAAGAAGTCGGCGGCGTAAAAGTAGATCCGGCTTCAATCATGGCGATGGCACACCTCGGTGGTCGCAGCGGTATGCGTCAGTTCATTGAAAGCGGCGGAGAATACAATCCCAAAGATAAATTTGGCACGAGACTCTCAGATTACGGCAAAAAGTTCATGGGACTGGACACATACGGTTTGACTCCGCTGCGTCCGCAAGCGCGCCCTGAGGGTCTACTTGACGCGTTCCAAGAGCCCCTAACGCCAACGGTTCGCCCTCGGGCTCGCCCACAGCTCGGGAACAGTTAGTAGATGAACCTGCTAGAAGCCTTCATGAAATCACCGTCGCGTAAAAACCGCGGCCAGCGTATTGGCGAAGCGATCGGCCACTACATCCCCCCTGAACTGCGCCCTCTGGCTAAATTTATTGCGGAAAGTTCTCCGACGGCCACAAACCAGCGCGCGGGTGCTGCGCTTTCTCGAGCAGTGGCGCCCGATCGTACGCTACTTCAGCGCGTCGGCGATATTGGTGAGGGCTTGTCCGAGACAGCCAGCATTGCGGCCCCCATGGCGGTAGCAAACCGCGCGGGCGTTTCTGCCGCTGATGCACTGCAGGAGAGTCTACTTGGCGCCACGATCGCCGCGAGGGGCGTCGGCCGTGCTGCCGTCGATCGCGCCAATCAGCGTGGCCCCGTTCCGACGATGTATAGTAATCCTGTGGTGCGCGCCGACGCGCCACTCCCGGGGGCGTCCCCCTCGCTTGTAGACGTTCTTGCGGCTCGAGCGTCGCAGATGGAATTAAAGCCTGCAGACAGAATACAGCCATCTGCGGGCGGCGCTAATATTTTTGACCGAGACTACGCGACGCCTGCTCCTAGCGGCATTCTACCTGATCTTGCGGAGCGCTACGTCCGAAACCCAGACACATCGTCGTCTCTGCCGAAAAAAGACCGCGCCAGAATACTAGTCGATAAGTCAGACGAAATTGCGGAAGCTCTGGCGGATCGTATTCGCGCTACCGGCCAAATGGACGCGGACACGCGTTATTTTTATCACACAGACGGTCCAGTTTACCGCGCTGCTAGAGCAGCGGGGCTTTCGGATAAAGAGGCCGCAGATTACCTGAAAGACCTCGGCGATTACGTTGCCGCTACAAGCCCGAGAACGAAAGTCGAGGAAAACTTGAGAAACGCTAGCCTAGTTATGGCAAAGCAAAATCAAGGCATCCCATTCAGAGACATTATCGGCTCTGGAACCGGTGGTATTAGCGAAAAGGGCTACCCAATGATGACGGGCAAAGGCGGCATACATGGTCTGCTACTTGACGACGTCATTGAGCGCGGCGGCATGAATGTTGCAAACAACCCAAAGCCATCAAACTTTGGTCCCAATATCGCGGGGAACAGGAGCGGCGTAACTGTTGATACCCACGCAATTCGCGGGACACTTCAAACCCTAAATGAGATGGAGCCGGGCTCCGTTCCAGATGGATTTATTTTGCCGAAGTTTAAAGAGCAATACACAAAGGACCCATCTACCCTAACGCCGGATATGATTGACGACACACTTGCGGGGCAGATGATCGGCCCTAAAGGCGCGACGACTAAGGCTCAAACTGAATATCCTGTTTTTGCCGACATCTGGCACAAAGCCGCTGATCGCCTTGGGGTGTCTCCAGCGGAGGCTCAGTCAATGGGGTGGTTTGGGTTCGGGGACCAAACAAACTTGGGTAGCGCGCGAAAAACTCCTGTTGATATTTTTGATGAGCGCATCGACGTGACAGCAAAAGCCCTCGGCACGTCGCCCGAAAAGGTCGCCGAGGGAGTTTTTCGCAGGCAAATACCCTTACTCGGAGTCGGCGGCCTTGGGTTGCTTGGCGCGTATCCCTCACAAGAAGAACAATACTAATGCCCGCACCAAAGCTCGGAAGTGCTGATTAACTGGGTTGGACACCGTCCAGCTGAAAGGATTTTTAATGGATTATGAAATCAACGATATGGCAGCGGCGCTGGAAGAAGAGCTCAACCCTGACGTTATGACAGAATTGGAGCTGCAGGGCGTTGTCGGCAAAGAGATCGACGACGCGATCGACTTTATCGATAACTGGGTCTCCCCAGTCCGCGCGACTGCCACGCAGTATTATCGCGGCGAGCCGTTCGGCAACGAGGAAGACGGGCGCAGTCAAGTCGTATCTATGGACGTACGTGATACCGTGCAGGCGATCATGCCGTCACTAATGCGAGTATTTCACGGCAGTGACCAAACAGTTGAATTTGTGCCGCAGGGGCCCGAAGACGTTGCGTCAGCCAAGCAGGCTACAGAGTACGTCAACTACATCGTAAACCGAGACAACCGCGGCTTCTTGGAGATGCACAGCGCCTTTATGGATGCGCTAATCCGCAAGGTAGGTATTTTAAAGTGCTACTGGGAAGATAAGACAGAGCAGAAAGTTATTGACTACACCGGCGTCGACGACGTCGCGCTCAACGCCCTTATGGCTGACCCTGACGCTGAAATTAACATATCTGCGTCAATGCCTGATGGCGAGGCGTCCGTTGACCCAATGACCGGCCAGATGGTCATGCCGCCAATGATGCATGACCTTAGAGTAACCTACACGCGGCCGGACGGGCGCGTTAAGGTCGAGGCAGTTCCGCCGGAAGAGTTCTTGATCTCCCGCGAGGCGAAGTCCGTCGAGGAGGCTGACTACGTGGCGCACCGGCGCATCGTAACAGTGTCTGACCTCGTTGCGATGGGCTACGATTATGACGACGTTTATAACCTGTCATCGTCGCACGACGACATGGACACGAACGTCGAGCGCAGCACACGCAACCCCGCGCTATCCAATGACATGAACTCACGTACCGACGACGCAATGCGCAAGGTCCTGTACGTTGAAAGCTATGTCCGCGTCGACTACGACGGCGACGGTGTCGCGGAGTTGCGCAAAATATGCACCGGCGGAGACGGCAATAAAATATTAAACAACGAGCCGTGCACGATGGCGCCCTTCGCCACATTGTGCCCAGACCCCGAGCCGCATGACTTTTTCGGAATGTCCGTGGCTGACACAGTCATGGACATCCAGCGCATCAAGTCGTCTATTATGCGCAACACGCTAGACAGCCTCAGTTTAAGTATTCACCCGCGCGTGGCAGTCGTCGAGGGCATGGTGAACATCGATGACGTTATGTCAACGGAAATGGGCGCTATCGTTCGTCAGCGCGCTGCCGGTCAGGTTCAGCCACTCACGATGCCATTCGTGGGTCAGCAGGCGTTCCCCGTACTGCAATATATGGATGAGCTCAAAGAGGCTCGCACGGGAATCTCAAAAGCGTCTATGGGACTTGACGCAGGCGCACTGCAGTCATCCACCGCAACGGCCGTAGCAGCCACTGTGAGCGCCTCTCAGCAGCACATCGAGATGATCGCTCGGGTATTTGCTGAAACGGGCATCAAGCGCCTGTATGAGCTCGTCATGCATAACGTCATTACGCACCAAGATAAGTCTCGCATGATTCGCTTAAATAATGATTTTGTAGAAATTGACCCAAAAGTCTGGAACAGCAGCCTCGACGTATCGGTGCGCGTAGGCCTTGGCCGAGGCTCCGATACTGAGCGGATGATGATGCTACGTCAGATCGGCGAGATGCAGAAAGAAGCTATGTCCACGATGGGGCCGCAAAACCCACTGACCGACATTCAGAAGCTTAGCAACACGCTGCGCGAGATGACAGCGCTTGCCGGATTCAAAGATACTTCGCAGTTTTGGTCAGACCCCGCGCAGTTCCAGCCGCCACCGCAACAGCCAGAAGGCCCAAGCGTCGAAGAGCAGCTGGTCCAAGTCCAGATCCAGTCTATCCAAGCTGACATGCAAAAGAAAGCTGCCGAGCTAGAGCTAGAGCGCGAGAAGATGACAATGGATGACGATCGCAAGCGCGATGAGCTTGAGGCTGATCTTTATGTCAAGGCTGAGGAAATGAAGGCCAAATACGGCACACAGCTGAACGTCGCTAAGATCAAGTCGGACATGACAATTAATCGCGAGGTTATGAAGGCTCAGGCGGACGTCATAAAGGACGCTGCTAATGAAGAATAAGCAGCAAACCATCGACGACGGCAAGCAGGCAGAGCGCTTGCTCGCTGACACAGATTTGCTCCGGTTTCTTGAAGATATCGAAGCGGATTGCTGGTCCCAATTCAAAGCAACGGGCACCAGTGACACTGATGGTCGAGAGGCCATTTACATGAAGCTGCGAGGGGTTGAAGCGGTTCGCCAATCCCTGCGTGGCATGGTTGATAACGCCGCTATTGAGTTGAAGCTCAAAAAGTAGCATAATAAGGGAATATACGAGATGTCAGACAACAGCACCCCGTTAGGGACTGACCTGTACAGCGCTCAAAATGCAATCAAGAGTATGCTCACGCCCGAAGAGGATAACGTGACGACCGATGATGCGCTCGAGACTGAAGTCACTGATGTGGACCCAGTCGAAATGCAGGATGATCAAGAGGCAGAGTACGAGGCGGAAGCTGACAATTCTGTTGTTGAGGGATCTGAAAGCGATCTTGATGACGAAGATTACGAAGGCGGCGACGATACTGGATCACTCGATCTTTCATCAACACTTGAGGTTGATGGCGAGGAGACAACCGTAGAAGAGCTGCGCAACGGATACCTTCGACAGAAAGACTACACGCGGAAAACTCAGGAGCTGGCCGAAGGACGCAAGGCGTTCCAAGCTGACGTTTCTGAATTGAACCGCGAACGTGCTGAATACGCACAACTCCTGCCAGCACTGGCAGAGCGTATTGAGCAGGCAGCAGAGCAGGAGCCGGATTGGGATAAACTGTACGACACAGACCCCACTATGGCAGCGAGAGCAGAGCGTCAGTGGCGAAAGCAACAGGATGAGCGTAAAGTTCAACTTGAAGCCGTCAAGTCTGAGCAGGACAGGTTGCGTCAAATTGATGATCAGAAAAATCATCAGATGCAGCTACAGTACCGTCAGGAGCAGCTCGAGATTTTGCCAGAAGTCATACCCGAGTGGCGCGACAGGAAAGTCGCATCCACGGAAGCAGCCCAAATACGGGACTTCCTACTCGGCGAAGGCTTCACTGAGCAAGACATCGGCGGAATGACTAATGCAACGCTTGTGAAGTTGGCGAGGAAAGCAATGCTTTATGATCGAGGCGAAAATCGGGCAAATCAGGTTAAGGCCAAACCTAAGAAGTCTGCCGCTAAGACATTAAAGTCTGGGTCTCGCGCTACACAGCCTAAACGTGCCTCTCCAGCACAAGAAGCGCAGAAACGCGCACGTCAAACCGGTCGCGTGCAAGACGCCGCGGCTGCAATCAAAGCATTCCTTTAAGGAGCATTATCATGGCAATTGTTGCTAACACATTCACATCTTTTGATGCAAAAGGCATCAAGGAGAGCCTCGCCGATGTAATCGCAAACATCGCACCTGAGGACACGCCGTTCACATCAAATGTCGGAAGCGAAAGCGTTTCCAACACGTTTTTTGAGTGGCAAACAGATACGCTGGCAAGCGTAGATACTACAGGAATTTTGGACGGAGATGATGTCGCTTCATTTGACACCACTGCGGCCACAAATCGCGTAGGCAACTACACTCAGATCCGCCGTCGTACACTGGTTGTGGCTGACAACCTCGGCGCGCAAGACCTTGCTGGCCGCAACGACGAGATTGCGTACCAGATGGCTAAGCGCGGCAAGGAAATCAAACGTGACCTCGAGGCAATGTACACAGGAAACACAGCACGTGACGCTGGTTCTTCGACTACAGCGCGTATCACTGCTGGTTTGGGCGCGTGGGTCTCAACCAACGTAAACAAAGCAACAGACGGCACGAACCCGACTGCTATTGACGGCTCTGACGCACGTAACGACGGCACGCAGCGTGACTTTACTGAAGCAATGCTTAAAGACGTTATGCAGAAGGCATACACAGAAGGTGGAAACCCATCCGTTCTCATGGTCGGCCCATACAACAAAACTGTTGTCTCTGGCTTCGCGGGCATTGCTGCTCAGCGTTACCAAGCGCCAACAGATGGCCCGACAACAATCATCGGTGCAGCTGACGTGTATCTCAGTGATTTTGGGGCCCTAACCGTGGTTCCAAACAGGTTCTCTCGGGAGAGAGACGCTTGGTGCTTGGATACTGAGTATGCATCAATTGCAACTCTGCGTCCTATCCAGTCTGTAGAGCTCGCCAAAACCGGTGACGCAGAGAAGCGGATGCTCATCTGCGAGACCGGCTTGAAAGTCACCAATGAAAAGGCCCACGGCCTCATCGCTGACTTGAACGTAGCATAAGACGGCGGGGCGGCTTCGGCCGCCCCATCTACTTTCGGAGGGACCCATGAAGAGAATTTTTGACCGAGACGAAGCCGCTGGGATTACCCGATATTGGCACGTCAAGGACAACGGCGAGTACGTGATCGAGACGCAGCAAGACAGCACGCAGATCATTGAGGCCAACAAGCGCTCATACAACGATGTGTCTGGAAAATGGGGCGACCACGCAAAAGTGGCGTCCATTCCGCTTTCCGTGTATTATGAGTTGAAGAAGCAAGGTATTGCGGACAATCCCAAGGCGCTCAAGAAGTGGCTTAACGACCGCGATAATAAAGTATTTAGAACAAGGGCGGGCACGCTGTGAGTATTACAACATACGACGAGCTGAAGAGCAGTATCGCGGACACGCTAAACCGCGATGACCTGACTACAGTAATACCCAGCTTTATCTCTCTGGCGGAAGCAGCACTGAACCGTGATTTGCGTCACTGGCGCAATGAAAACCGTGCCATTGCTCCTGTGAACTCGCGATACACGGCTTTACCCTCCGACTTTGTCGAGCCGATACGGATGGAGCTCTCTGGCGACAAGACTAAGGTCTCGCTAATGTCTCACTACGAGATGCAGACTTTGCGTCAATCGACGTCTGACCGATCTGGCAAGCCACGTAATTACAATATTACTCAGGGTGAGGTCGAGCTGTATCCGACTCCGGACAGCACTTACAATCTTGAAATGTACTACTATGGCAAAATACCCAATTTGTCGGGCGCCGCACCCGCCAACCAAGTTCTGACAAACTTCCCAGACGTTTACCTTTACGGCTCTTTGCTTCACAGTGCGCCGTATCTCGGTGATGATCAGAGGACGATGGTTTGGGCAGCGCTTTACAAGGAAGCCGTCTCGGCGATCAATACTCAAAGCGAAAAGGCCAAGCAGGGCGCTGTCGGTCGTAAACTTACCATTAGGAGCTACTGATGTCTTTCTCAGACTACCTCGAGGACAAAATCCTGAACCACGTGTTCACTGGCGCGCCTTACACTGCGCCGACCACAATATACGTCGGCTTGCACACAACAGCCAACACTGACGCCGCGGCGGGCACTGAGCTTGCTGGTGGCGGCTACGCACGGCAGTCCATAGCTTTCACGGTTGCGGGCACAGACCCGACTGAAGCTGACAACGACGCAGCGATTGAGTTTGCAGTGGCCACGACAAACTGGGGCACGGTAACTCACGCAGGTGTCTATGACGCGCTGACGGGTGGCAATCTTTTGGCCCACGCCGAACTGACAGACCCTAGCGACTTTACGACAGCGCTGCCAAAGAACATTGAGATCGGCGACGTTTTCCGAATTTCAGCGGGCAACCTTAAAATCAGGCTGGACTAATACATGTCAACGATCATCACACGCGCAGGCAAAGGCTCACCGCTTACCCACGCGGAGGTTGATGCTAACTTTACAAACCTCAATACGGACAAAGTTGAGGCTGCACACACGCACACCCTTGCAAATATTACAGACGCGGGGTCGGCAGCGGCGGCCAACATAACCGATTTTGATGAAGCAGGCAGTGCGGTAGCTTTGGCGATTGCGTTAGGATAAAACATGGCAAACACATTTCTTCGTAAAACGTCCCGCGACATCGGCACGACAACCACAACAATCGGCAGCTACTCAGTCGGCGCATCTACAGCCACGACAGTGATCGGCTTAACGTGCGCTAACACTACGTCAGAGGCTATTACAGTGGACGTACAGCACAGCGATGGGTCGGACGACACTTACATCGTTAAGGGCGCTACAGTGCCCGCTGGAGGCTCTCTGGTGGTTGTAGGTGGCGATCAGAAAGTTGTGCTTGAGGCCAGTGACAGCATCAAGATTACGTCAAGCGCGGCGACATCGTGTGACGCGATCATGTCGATACTGGAGATCACATAATGGGTAAGTCGCACGATCTAGCTACGATTGCAGATGACGGCTTTTCCTCGCTGGACGTTACAAGCCTTAGCGTAGGTAGTGGCGGCTTGACCGTAGGCACAGACCAGCTTGCAGTTGATAGCTCTGGGCGGGTTGCTATGCCTTACCAGCCTAGCTTTAAAGCCCATAAAACGGGTGGCGGTACAACTATTGTGTCAAATGATGGCAACCCTGCGGTATTCAATGCGACAGACCATAATGTTGGTGGTCACTACAGTACGTCAACAGGAAGGTTTACTGCACCGATTGCTGGCAGATACATATTTACATGTAGCGTCTTTAAATACACTTCTTACACCAACCCAACAAATACATATTGGGGCTTCGGACGAAACGGGATTTCAATACTATCAACAAACCACGGGGCCAGCGGTTACGATGGTGGTCAATGTATCTCAATAGTAACTGATCTTGCGGTTGGTGATGCTGTAGATGTTAGATGCTATAGCGGGGGTCCAATCAATAGTTACGGATTTCCCTACAATAGCTTTTCAGGCCACCTAATAGGATAGAACATGGCATACATCGGACAATCCTTAACTGAAGGCACGCGCCGCGTATATACATATGTAGCTACAGCCTCACAAACCACGTTTAACGCTGTGTACGGCGTCGGCGCTGTTGATGTGTACCAGAACGGCATCCTGCTCCAGCCTAGCGATTACACGGCCTCCAGCGGGTCTACGGTTGTGCTTGATACCGCAGCGACGCTTGACGATGAGATTACCATTGTGTGCCACAACACGTTTGGCGTTGCAGATG